TTAAAATATCCGAGAATTTTTTCTTACCAAAAATTATGTTATCTAATTTACTCATAATGTTTTTGGTTATAAATATTGATATAAGATGAAGTTAGAATCTTGTGTACCCATTTTCTAAATAGAAAACGTATTGTGACCTAAATATGTCATAAAGTTTGTCAGCTATTTTAGTTATTTTGGGAGTTTTAACATCTACCATCTCACGAATATATATGTAAAGTGCTTTTTTATTAAATACTTCTATAGTTTCTCTTTTTCTAAATAATTCAAGTATCGCATCTGCTATTTGGGCATCATTTTTTTTAGGAAATAATTCAAATATATTTTTAGTAACATGAGTAACATAAATTTCAATATATTCACTTAGCTCATCTTTTTCTTTACCTACATCTTTCATACTATAAATGTGGGTTGACCCTTCTTTCATTAAGTTATCAACAGGTACTTTTTTAACTTTTTTATTATAATTTTTAGTGTTATATAATATCAACCAACGTTTAACTATAGTACCAAAATAAGAGTATGCTTTTGCACCTCTACCTGGGTCAAATAAATGTATTTTAGATAGTAAAAATGTTATTATTTCATGTTGTAAATGTTCTAATTTTTCTACTTCCGTATGATAAAATTTAAATGTATGAATAATATTTTCTGTTAGCTTAAAAAACGCGTAATGAATTTCGCGTTCGTATATTTTAGATCTAATTTTAGAGTCTTCTGTGTTATTATATAACACTATAGCGTCCTCCGTATCTTGAGTAAAATAATTTTTACTCTTCTTTCTTCTTTTTTTGATCATTATTGAATTTTAAACTTAGATAAACGATTTTGAATTACCTTTATTTGTTTAAAAAACCAACCAATTTCATCATCTCCTTCAAAAGTACCTTTAGCATCGATTTCCTTAATTCTTTTTTCGATTGAGGTTACTTCATTGGAAAATTCTGTTATGTAAGTGTCATATTGATTAACAATATCTTCTACCGCTTCATACTTTTTTAAAAGATTAAAGCTAGTAAATCCTAAAATTAAAACTAACACTGTTAGTACTGATATTAAAATTATAGATATTGTTGTCATATTATAAACTATCTAACATATTTTTTAATCCTTCACTTTTTACCGAATTTAAGGCTCTATTTTTAGTGGAGGGCTTCTTATTAGACGATAATGTATAATTTTTCTTTGACGCATCCACGCTATTCTTAGAAAACTTTGGTAGCCATTCTATTTCAAATTCAATACGTGCGGCCATCATATCAGCTTGGTGCAAAATAAATGGCAAAGATGTGCGAGGTTTTTGTTCTGGCATAAATCCTTTTAGGTATTTTTCATTTGCAGAATCATATAAACCATCATGTGTTTGAATAGCTATCATTTCGTTAAATGAATATTTAATACCATGTTCTTGTAATAAAAATAACCCACGATCTGGTACAGCAGCAAATGCTAATTTTTTATTAAACATATATTCTTCACCTAATTTTTCTCTCCTCCAATTATCTGTTTGAGGTATATAAGCATCATAATTAGAATCACCCATTTTACCTAAATCATGGTTAATAGCGGAAAATACTAATTCTTCTTGAGTAAATGTACTCATATCACAACCAAACTCTTCCCATACATTAGACATAGATAAAGCAGCTTTAACTACCCTATTAACATGATCTACATAACCACCTGGAAAGGCTGAATGGTATTCTTTTTTATGTGCCGCAGGCATTAAAATAATACGATCTTCATATTTTTTATAAAAATCTAATAATTGTTGCTTACGATCTCCTGTAATGTGTTGTTCAATATTAGAATTAAACTCAATCCAATTAGCTTGGATTTGTTCCGCTGTTAATTTCATAACTTTTATTTTTAATTTATTATTTACCTCCTACTTCTGAAGCCGTTCTAGGTTCATTGTCAACAGCATTTCTTACTTCATGGACTAATTCAATAGTTTTAGCAATTTGTGCCTTATATTCTGAAGCTGGAGCTTGTGTGTTAACTAATCTATGACAATTCATTAAAGAATTTTCAACGTTGTCTAATTTATTCTCAATATACTCTCTATTTCTCATAACTTGTGTTATTATTTATATTATATTTTTTCCCTTTATCCCCTGTTGCGCCTTTGTTTCCCATCCCATTTTTTATCAAAACCCGTGATATTAAGATACGAGGGATGTTTTGCCCATCCTAGTTATTTTAAACTTTTTCTTTTAATTTTTGTAATTTTAATAAGAAAGCACATTTTTTGTATTGTTCTTCATTTTCAAAATACTTAATACTTGATTCTAAAGCTTCGATAAATGGTTTCTTTTTAAAATCTATAAAGGCAGATAAATGGTTCTTTTTTTCTAAATCTAATTGTTTAATATAAAAGAAAGCCCTATTAAATACGGCAAATTCAGCATTAATTCTGGCTAAATCACTATCAAAATTAGGATCTTCCTTTTGGAGAAAAGCCTTTAATTTAGCATGAAAAACAAAGTGATTTTGAACTAATTTAGTAAACATTCCAATTTTTGCAAACCCCTCCTCTAATATATTACTAGGGACATCAATAAAAGCTTTACCATCATGATTAGTTTCATCATCAAATAACCCGAAAATTTTATCTTTATCTATCATCTTTTACCTCCATAATAAGCAACAGCATGTCCTTCAGATATTAAAACATCATTTAATTTTTTATCACCTAAATATATTTCACCTAAACATCTACCAAATTTTCCAACACCCTGTGATTTTAAAACAAAAATATTTTTATGTTCTTTTAATAATTCTTTAACTCTGGCTTTAGCAGCTAGACCTCTTACTTTTTCTTCTAAATCTCTAGTGCGAGATTCAGGAGCATTTATTCCAACTAATCTAATACGAATTGTTTTATGTGTATCAAACCCTAAATCTACTTGGGCATCAATAGTATCACCATCAACTACTTTAATACATTTTGCTTTATATATGTACATAATGTTATTTAGTTATAAATATTAACTAATCTTCTAATTCATCTAACTCTATTTCAATCCCAGCCTTTATTGCTTTTAAATTATCATATTCTTCAACTAAATCAGCTTTTTTAGGATTATCTGGATGGTATCTCCATATTTCTTCCATTACTGTTGCTGTAGCCATTAAATCATTAATCAATTCAGATTTTTGTTGAAATAACATTTCTTCCGGTGTTAATTTAATTTCTTTCATGTTTATTATTTATTAATTAATTATTATTTTAAATTCTTTTTCTATTTCTTCTCTTATTCCATTTTTCTCACCCCAAGCAGCTTTAACATATACCTTAACTGTATCACCTATCATTCGGGGGTACATAAATATTTGCTGTCTTGTATAATAACTATATTTAGTTTTAGTGCCTATTAATGTTTCTGCATATGGACATTCCCAACAGAAATTCTTTTGTATTTGATATCCTGCTATATTTAATGGGGGTGATAGTTGAACTATATCTGTTAGGGTATAAGTTAATTCTCCTACTGGAATGGGGTTATTAAACTCTCCATCAGTAAACCATCCTAAGTATGAGTAAGTAGGTACTGTAAATGATAAAGAATCAAAGGCTACCCAAGTATCTGAATCATATCCAACCTCAACTAAAGGAACACCATTAACTACATATTCATCTGCAACTTCATCTAATTGAGTTTCAATAGTAAAATAATTTATACCATTATACTCTATATTCCAATAACCGTTATCATCTTGATATACACCGGGACTAACCAGTGGATCCAGTTGAATTAACGCATTACAATCCCCATCCGCACATGGATATGAATCGAACATTACCTCCTTGCTACATGCAAAGAGGCAAAATATCGATATTAAAATTATTATTTTTTTCATTATGCTACTAATTCTAAAGCTTTACTAAACATTTTTTTATTTACGTCCATATCTTGCTTAAAATTTTTAATTATTCTAGCTTGACGTTTTTTTCCACCTTTAGTAATGTATTCAAAATTCCCTTCAATAATATTTTCTTGAATTCTATTAAATACTTCCCAAAGCATATTTCCTTCATCTTTTTTACGTTGAACATTTAATACTTCCTCTATAGCTTCCTTTGGATATGTATTTTCTGTTCCTGTAATTCTAATATCTAATAAATCTTTTGCTAAATTAAACATTTGTTCTTCTTCTAATTCAACAGCTTTCATCTTATTCATTGAATCAACAGTTAAAGGTAATTTTTTAACCATATCCTTAATAAGACCTTGTAAATCTTCAAATGTATAACCCATGTGACGCATTTTAATATCTTCAAATTCTGTATCTGCAATCACTAATCCATTTTCACAAATCATTCTAAATAATCCTGCTGTAAATTGGAAACAATTTTTACCATCATGAGAATTTGTCATTAATATTTGTGGAAAAACTGTATCTCCATCTTCACCATTAATTACAACATCATCATTTCTAAAAACAATCATGTGTTTTTGAAAACCATTAGTACCCTTAGTTCTAGCATTTACTTGCTTGGCATCAACTGGTTTCCAACCTAATAATTCCATATCATCAATTACTTTTTCAGTTGGAATATGTGTATACTTATCTGTTACCTCTGAAGAAGGTATCATTGTAAAAATACTTGGAGCGATTTTTTTTAACTCTTCTTTTCCTAAAAATTTGCTTGCGTTTAAATCTAACATAACCTTTTTGTGTTTTAAATTATTAATATACCGTGAATATACGAAAGATAGCCCGGGAAGCCAAGCTTCCCGTGCATTACTTTTAATTACTTTTTAACTAATAAACTTGGTGAAACTCTAAACCCAGCACCATCTGAATCAGTAACTTTAATATTTTTACTGTTTATCTTAGTAATAGTAAATATATCTTCTGGATTAACTTTTTTATGGTCAATACCTACTTTATCACCTACTCTAAATGATGATTTAGCATCATATGCAAGTTCTGATTTTCTAACAGCAACTGCATTTCTAATTTGATTAAACTCTTGTGAATCTGAATTTTTAATGAATTCTAACACTTCTTTTAAATTTAACATAACCTTTATTTTTATTTATTAATATACCGTGAATATACGAACCCTATCCTGGGTAGCCAAGCCTCCTGTGTATTACTTTAAGAGAACATTCTATTCCAAGTTAACCAACTAGGCTCACTTACTTTCTGGTTATCTCTTAAAACGATACATCTATTACCATTTTTACTTACATCCAGTAACT